TACTTGATGACCTTCGCCAATGCGATGAAATGCTTTTTGCTCATGATGGCTTCCCTCTCGTGGATGGTTGGTTTCCCCTGCACCGAATACCTATGCATCGGACGTGCCAGAAGCTAACTCGTTGATTCGCGTAAAGAGCGAAATCAGCACTTGCCAAAGAGTGACGCAGAGCGGCACAATGTGACGGCGTAAAACGTCACCCCGCAAACGCCGAGCGGGTAAGCAAAAACGGCGACCGGGGCGCTAAGCCAAGCCCGGACAACTCGATCTGCCGGCGAGCTCCGATAAGCGACCGCGATACCGGACCGGCAAAGCCAAAAATCAGCCCCACAGGCTGAGGTTCTACCTTGTGAGGGAAAAGATTCATGGTCTACAATCCCTCCATGTCTGAGGCTACGGAACTCGTAATACCTACGTTAGCGGATACTGACCCATCCCGCTTTGTCCGCAAGTCAAATAACAGCGGCTTCCAACTCGGGAACACTTACGGGAAAGGTCGACCTCAAGGTAGTCGAAACAAATTGGAGGAGGCATTCCTATACGGCCTGCAGGATGATTTCAGGCGCTACGGTCCCTCCGCCATCGTCAAATGCCGTAAGAAGGACCCAGTCGCCTACTGCAAGATGATCGCCTCACTGATGCCTAAGTCATTGAATCTAACGGCAAAAGTGGAGAAGCTTGCAAACGAGTTGACAGAGGATGACCTCGTGGCCATGGTCATAGACCTCGATCCCGAACCCCTCCCCCCTAGCAATGGCGATTGAGCTGTGACTCCGTTTGGAGCCGACCAATCCGCCCCTCCCGAGAATCCGGCGGGAAATTCTGTAGGTACCCCCCCGTTGCCTGTGTTGTATAAAACAGACAATGGAGGGGCGTCGGCAAAAATATTTGGGAAATTATCTGCTGAAGAAGCGGAGGCTATATTTGCGCGTGCTCTGGCGTTGAGGTTTGTGCCGCAGCCGGAGTTGAGGAAGCGGGATGTTGGATGCTTGATGATTGGGCGGCAGTTGTCGGCGAGGTATTTGCGTTATTTCATTAGGTGGGTGAGGCCGGGGTATATTTTTGCGGGCCATCATGAGGAGATTATTCGCGAGTGCGAGATGCTCGAGCGTGGGGAGAACCTACGTCTTGTTGTGTCTGCGCCGCCTCGGTCCGGTAAGAGCCTGCTTACTTCGATTCTTGCTCCGGCGTGGGTACTGGGTCGTCACCCCGAATGGGACATCGTGGTGGCTTCCTACGGAGCGGAGTTGTCCACCACCTTCGGGCGGCAGTTCCGACACTTGCTGCATGACCCGAGTTACAAGGAGATTTTTCCGCAGGTGGAGTTAGATGAATCGAGTCAATCGGTCGAGAATATGCGCACGCTTGCCGGAGGGGGCGGCCTGTTTTTAGGAAAAGGGGGACCGCTTACAGGCCGCGGGGTCCATTGGGGTGTGGTTGATGATTCGATCAAAGACGCTACTGAGGCCTCAAGCGGCATCGTCAAGCAGGCTTTGGTGGAGTGGTTCAAGTCGGTTTTCCTATCTCGGCAGGCTCCGCAAGCGCGAATCTGCATTACTGCTACCCGCTGGGCGCTGGATGACCTCACAGGAACCGTTCTTCGAGAAGCGGAGGAAGGCGGGGAAGCCTACCGTCACCTCCACTTCAAGGCGATCAACGAAAAGGGGGAAGCGCTCTGGCCGGAGCGCTACCCGCTAGAAGATGTTGAGCGGATCAGGATCTCGGTGGGGCCGAAGGTATGGCGCTGCCTCTACCTTAACGACCCGGTTGGGGAAGGGGGCGGTTTCTTTCGTTCCGAGTGGCTGCAGTGGAGATACACGCCGATCGATATTCCCCGCGGCGCCCGTTATGTGGCGTCCTCCGATTTCGCTCTATCGGCGGGAGCGGGGGATTACACCGTTCATGCGATCGTGGCTATTGTTCAGAACGCGCAAGGGGCGGATGAATACTACGTCGTCGAGGTCTGGCGGAAGCAAGCGCCGATCGAGGAATCGGTCTCCGCCTTGTGTGCGCTCCTGCAGCGCTATCGCGGGGTGGAAGCCTACCTGATCGAGCACGACAACATCATTCAGGCGTCGAGCCCCTATATCCGCGAGAAGATGCACGCCTCTGGCGTCCATCCCCGCTTCTGTAAGCTCTCCCGCGTCGGGAACAAGGAAGCGAAGGCGGGACCGCTTCAGGGAGCCTTGGAAGCCGGCCGTGTCTTTCTTCCTGCGGAGGCGCCCTGGCTCGATACGCTCGAGCAGGAGTTCGTCCACTTCCCCGATGGTCTCCATGACGACATCGTCGACGCGCTCGCGAATGTCTTGCGCGGCGTGGTGGGCGGACAGGTAAAGAGCCGCGGCGATAACGTCGTTCCGTTCAAGCGTCCTTACGATCCGACGAAGCCCTTTGGCGGGCACGTTTGCTTGGCGGAACTCTGGCAGACGGCGCGGAGAGAGCGCGATAGGAGAATCTAGGATGCCTGATCCGTTCATGGGGCTCGTTAGCGGGCTGCAACAAGCGCTCGAGCAGTACGGGGTCGGAACGGCGATCGGGGCGGCTGGAACGGTGAGCCCGGATGCTTCCCAATACCTTGCGAATCTCCTGCGCGCGGACAATTCTCCCGCCGCGACCGCGGGTGAGGCATTTGGCGTCGGTCCTCCGGCGGCGATCAACGTCTTTCATGGGAGCCCGCATCTTTTCGATAGATTCAGCACGGAGCACATAGGGAGCGGAGAAGGTTCGCAAGCCTATGGCCATGGGCTCTATTTCGCGGAGAATCCCGAAACTGCGGCTGCTTATCAGCGCTTGACTGCGGGGAAACTTGGTCCCGAAGGGGCGAGTCCCCAGGGCGGTTTTGCTGATTCGGCAATCGCAAACATGTTCATGAACCGTAAAGCGGCAGGACTCTCCGATGATGTCGCGCGGCAGCAAACAATGGATTGGGCCTCCCGGCATCCGCAAATTGGCCCCGACGCAGCGCAGGCGATCGTCCCGAACCTGAAAACCAGAACGGGAAATGTTTACGAGGCCAGTCTCCGCCAAGCAACGCCGGAAGCCGAAGCTGCCGATCCGCTCGGCCCGCAGCATTTTCTTGATTGGGATAAGTTGCTCTCCGAGCAGTCGCCTTATGTGCAGAGTGCTCTTTCCTCTGACACGCCGATGACGGGCGGGCAATTGCACAACGAGATGGCGCTTGCTATGGGTCGCGAAGGCGCGGCGCAACAACTACAGAATGCTGGCATCGCCGGAATCCGCTATCTCGATAAAGGCTCGCGCGCCTCCGGCGAAGGGACGCACAATTATGTCCTTTTTAACGACATGCTGGTGAATCTTCTTCGTCATTTCGTCCCGCAGTAAAGGAAAAAAATGGCTACGGGTCAGTATCCGGTCAACGTTGCTGCCGACGATACGGCATACGCCGGCACCGCGGAAACCTACGCCGATTTCGGCTCGGGCTCGGTCGGAAAATGTGCCTACTGGAAGGCCGAGATCCGCGCCTTCGATAAAGACGAGCAAACAAAAGAATGGCGCAAGCGCGGGACACAGGTTGTTGACCGCTACCGTGACAAGCGCGTGGGGATTTCCGGTTACGCCGACGATCGGACCAAAAAATACAACATGCTGTGGTCGATCGTGAACACGACCATGCCCGCGGTCTATTCGCGCCCGCCGACTCCCATCGTCATGCGCCGCTTCACCGACCCGGATCAGGTGGCGCGCGTCGCTTCGATCATCCTCGAACGCGTCCTCGATTTTCAACTCTGCTTTCAGTCCGACTTTCACCCCTCCATCAAGCATGCTTTACAGGACCGGCTTCTTCCCGGCATGGGAGTCGTATGGGTGAGATACCAGAAGGCGCAGGAGTCGCCCACCGGCACGATCGACGACGACTATTACGCCAAACTCTCGGGTGAATTAGCCGCGGTCGACTACGTCTATTGGGAAGATTTCGGCTGGGTCTCGAGCCGGACGTGGGAGGAAGTCCCCGCGCTGTGGCGGATCGTCTACATGACCCGCGATGAACTCTGCGCCCGCTTTGGCGACGACATCGGCGAGAGAGTTCCGCTCGACTACACGCCCGCCCGTCATCCGGACGCGAATCAATCGACCCGTGAGACCGACGAGCCGAAGTCGGAAGTGTTCAAGCAGGCGAAGATTTACGAGGTGTGGGACAAGCGCACGTCCACCGTATGCTGGCTTTCCATGCGCATGGCGGATTTGCTCGACGAAAAAGACGATCCGATGGGATTCCCCGGCTTCTTTCCCTGCCCGAAGCCTCTGTTTGCGACGAACACGACGGGGAATCTGATTCCGCAGCCCGATTACTGCATGTATCAGGATCAGGCGCGGGAGATCGACGCGCTCACCAATCGCCTCGACTACCTTCTCAAAGCCTGCAAGGTCGTCGGCGTCTACGATCAGAGCCAGGAAGGGATTCAGCGGATTTTCACCGAGGGACTCGAAAACCAGCTTATCCCCGTCGACACCTGGGCGGCCTTTGCCGACAAAGGCGGCATCAAGGGCAGCGTCGATTGGGTTCCGCTCGACACCATCATCGAAGTGATCGGGCAGCTTTATCAAGCGCGGCAGCAGATGATTCAGGACATCTACCAGATCACGGGGATTTCCGACATCGTCAGGGGCGCTT